CGACTCAGTGAAGCAAGAGACAATGAACAGAGTTGAGCTTCTTAAGCTACATAGTGAGCTGTGTGCTGAATCCATGCTATTAGTACGTCTCCTGGTTCGTCTTCTTCCGGCGGTGTCACTAATGGGGGGGGGTTTCTTTATGTTCGGGGATGAGAAGCACATTAGAGGACTCCTGATTACTACTTCCGGCTTTCTGAGTATCAAAGACATAGTGCAGGTACGCTATGATTTCAGCATGACCTGCTCTAACATATAACTGTATATCTGATTCAGATGCTTGAGGAGGTCCACAAGGAAATCTCTTTTCCAGTGCCTCTATCAAAGCTTCTGATATACCTGGCATATCATCAAGTTGCACAATAAAACTCCATTCTTAAAGGGGGGACAGATTACGCACTATCCTTGTCATCTCTTTTAGATTGTACGTATCCATATAGCAGTATAGAATAATTAATCACATCTAGTATAGTATCTCTAAGACTCTCATCACCTACTGAGAAATGCCCTTCTTGGGAGAAGGTGGATAGTCGGGACATCTTATCAGTCAACCGTACAAGGAAACCCTTTTCTGTAGTGGTGATACCCATAGATTCTACTCTAGTAAAATTAGCAAAGGGTATATTCTCATGCTTACCTCCGGCATAATCATGATTCTTACGTTCCATTAATAGCTTGGATTCAGCGCACAGCTCACTATGTAGCTTAAGAAGCTCAACTCTGTTCATTGTCTCTTGCTTCACTGAGTCGGACACCATAGCTTTATCTCCTTGGTTGAGAAATCATAGTTGTCAGCACGAAGTATACGTGCAATTCTTGCTTGTGTTAACGCATCACTTTCTGTTAGACCAGCCTTTGTGTAGCTGTTCACTACCGTCTCCCATCCTAAGTCCTTATCCAGTAAGCGTTTAGCTTTCACTGGGCCTATCCCTGGGCATCCCATATACCCATCAGCAGAGTCTCCAGTAAGGGTTTGGATCAGGTGGTTAGTATCAGCCTCCTCTTCCGATATGGTATATACACCTTTCTCTGGCTTGTTAGGATTGAAGTGATCTCCAGGTATAGTATCCAAGTCCTTATCAATAGATACTATAACAGTCGAATCTTTAATGAGCTTGGGTTCAGTAGCTAGGATACCTAGGATATCATCCCCTTCTAGGGAGGGTTTAATATAAGAGGTGTAGTGCTCAAGTAGTTTGTCCTTGATAAAGCCAACTAGCATAGGACCAAGCTTAGTACTCCGGTTACTCTTATAAGATGGAAGTATATCATGCCTAAAGTACTTACGACTAGGATCTGATAGAGCTATTACTATATCATCATCAACATCGTCCCAACCTATAGCTGATCTAATCTCATCTATACTGGATATCGTAGCCTTCCATGCTTCGTATCCATCCGCATGCATAGACCAAACTCCATCACTCCATTGGATAGGGACTTGAGAACTAGCCCCTACTTGAAACGCCACTGAGTCTGCATCTAATAACATCTTCATTTTAATGTGTCTCCGACCAGTTAGTACCTATTTTATATTCACCAGTTAATGGGCATCGGAACTTAAAGTCTTGACCTGCCAGCTCTATAGCTTTTATAGCTATCTTACCTAAGGTAGCCCCCATGTCTGGTTGGCATTCCCATTGGAACTCATCATGTACATTCACTACTAACCAGTACTCATGCTGATGAGTAAGACCATCCTCTCTTGCCAGTCCCTCAAAGTTTATCAAGGTCTGTTTCATTATCAATGCACCTGCACTTTGAAACAGTAGATTAGTAGCAGAGTGCTCACTTCTAATGCGTAGTTCCCTACCGTCTAGTCCTCTAAGGCATCCCACTGTATTGTACTTAGCTTTGATTGCACGTATCAGCTTATCAAATGCAGGTATAGCTTTTAGAAACTTAGACTTCAAAGCTCTTCCTATTTTAACCTGTTCTTTTTCAGTGGCTTTAGGCTTAACAATAGAACCTAGCTTTTGAAAGCCTGCCCCATAAATCAGTGCATATATAAACATCTTACTCTGATCCCTGGTTGCTAATCCAGCAGCCTTTTGATTTGCAGTATGTGGGTCGCCTTCACTTACTTCTTTGACATACGCTCCTGCATCATATGGATGAAGGTAGTGAGCTGCGCACCTAAGCTCAAGACTACTTGCATCAAAACCGCAAAGAACATTCCCAGGGCTAGGGATGAATAGACTACGGCACTCTTCACCGAACGGATTACCGACCCTAGGCACTGTCGCAAGATTAGGTCTGTGATGAGTGACTCGACCAGACACCGCACCGTTTGTATTGCAACCACCATGTAACCTACCATTACGGACCAGACGTAGCCATGCTTGATCTCCTTCAGCAAGTTGACCAATGCGTTTTTCAATAAGGAATAGTTCCGATATAGCTTCTGCTGGGGGGTAAGGTAAAGCTGATAGTATCGTTTCATCCACTTTGGGGTGTCCGTCATCAGTAAACTCCTCAGGTTTCCAGCCAAAATCTTTAATCAACAACGCTGCTACCTGTTGTCTTGAGGTAGGATTGAACGGTATCTTCTTAGTTCTGGGAGGACCAGCAGTTATAGCCTCTCTCTTATGACCGTTCTTCCTGGCATCTGCTATCGTATCATACTTACTGCCATCCTCAGCTTGGTAATACTCAGGACGTTTCAATTGAACTATGCGTGCTGGCACTTCATGTATTAAATATTCTCTTAACTCTTCACGCTTTGCTAGTAGAGATGCGTACAACTTAGCTGCTTTTTCCACATCAAAACCAAATCCATTCTCAACTTGTTTATCTATCAGCTCAGCAAATCTATGTTCCAGATCAAAGGCATATTCAGAATACTTCTGCTCTTGAACATGCTTCCATAACTGGAATGTTATTTCTACATCACGCTCACAATACTCTTGCATATGGATATCCCATACGTCAAAGGTATTGGTATCATGATAGTCACCCTTGAGTGTCCCTAGTCTGTACCCCCAGGACTTTAAGGAATGACTACCTTGACACTCCTTAGACAATCCTCTTTTAATATCTAGATCAAGCATATCAGTCCAGATCAATCTGCTACATACCAGTAAATCCATATGCTTAGGCGTGAAGACATCTCGTAGCAAGGAGAACTCTAAAGGATATACCTTTCGTAGTGCAGGCATATCAAACTTAATTGAGTTGAACCCAATCATACTATCACTATTCGTTAACCGTTCTAGACCATCTACAATAGAGGGGTAATCAGGATGGTTATCAGTATAAGAATACATCTGCTCTGTATCAGTATCCTTAATAACCAACGAATGGATCCTTGTTAGATCCTCTAGCCATCCATCTGTTTCAATATCAAACACATAGCTTGCCATCTTTAGAAATCTCCTTGTGGTTTAAACATCCTTTCTGTATCAGCCATTGAATATAAACGTGCAGTACTCTTATCCCATTTCAATCGACCACATACTCCTGTATCACCTGTATACCTGTTCTTTAATATCCTAAGCGTTGATATATCCTTGTCATTCTCATCGTCTGTCTGCTGATTACGCTCAGCACTCAAGACTATATCAGATATCTGTCCAATAGAATGGGAGCCTCGCAACAGGTTCAATGATGGACGAGCCAATCCTTCTTCAATACTACGCTCAGTTCTCCTAAGGTGGCTTACAATAAGTAATCTACATCCTACCTCTTGAACTAAACTTCTTAATGAAGTCATTGTGTTATCAATCATGCGCCTCTCATCACCATCAGCCTGGCCTGAGATAAGAATAGAAAGATGGTCAATGAATATTGTTTTACAATTCAATCCTCTAACCAGATACCTGACTTTAGCTATCAAGTTCTCAGGATCTAAGGATCCATGATGATCATACAGGAACCAGTTACCTGATCCTAATGTCCTGTCGTATGCACCTCTTAGTTCTTTTACATCAATGAGTTCAGGGTGTAGGTGAATTGGTTTGCTTAGCTCGGTGGAAAGAATACTTAAAGCAGTACGCTTAAGACTTTCTTCCAAAGCTATATAGCCAATGACTTCGCCTTGACTAGCCCAATAGTGGGCAAGCTCACGACATATGGTACTCTTACCAGTACCAGTTGCTGCTGTGATAGTGACTATCTCATGGGTTCTACATCCAAGTGTCATCTCTTGCAGGGTACTCCAAGGATACTCTATGGACTCTTCTTCATTTGGTTTAGAAACTAGGGACCAGAGATCACGACCATCTACTATACCATCGGGTCTCCAAGGTCTGACCTTGAATATTGATGATACAACCTCACTCCCTCTACCCTTAGTGAGCATCTCATTGGCATCCTTCAAGGGCAGGGAGGCAATGAAAGCTTTGCCTGGAGGCAGTACAGCGGCAGCTCTAGCTGCTGCTTCTTGTCCAGGTGAATCGGAATCAAACATAAAGACAACTTCTTTGAATGTACTTAACCATTCAATAGCTGTTGATATCGCACGCTCTGCATGAGCTGAGCCATGGGTAATGCTAACTACCGGCCATTTGTGTGATTGAATCTGAGAGACAGAGAGGGCATCAAGTTCACCCTCTACTATTACTACCTTAGCGCCGCCTGGTTTCCACAAGTGTTGACCATACAATCCTACACCTTTGGGGTCACCTAACCATAAGAATCTTTTGTCTGCACTACGTACCTTTTGTGCTACAACTTTACCGTCACCATCCATATACTGGGCTACATGTACAGGAGTTCCTTTATGGAATCCAATACCATAGCCCCATCTCCTGCATGTATCTGCATAGATATTTCGTTTAGGAAGATCTACGAACTGTACTTCTATCATGCCCTGTCCATCTGAGGGAGTCTTATCTACATCCTGTAGTGTCACTGAATGCTCTCCTTTTTCGTAGTAACTACATCCGAAACAGAACCCATGCCCATCATCAAACCGTGCAAGATTATCTTTACTTCCACACTTAGGACATGGTTCATGCTGTAAAAATGTACTGCTGCTTTGATCTACGTGTTGGTTCATTTAGCCATCCTTGAGGGACTACCAGTTCAGCCCATTTAAATCCATATCTTTCACACCATTGTGAGTAGGTAGTTCTACTCTGACGACTTAGTTTTTGCTTAGCATTTTGAAATAAGAATCGGATTTCAATTTCTGGATGCTGCTTCTGAATCTTCAGATGTTTAGATCTATCTGAAGGTCTGAACCATCCCTTAACTTCGATGAATATTCCATTAGGCAATCGAAAGTCAGGTATGTAGGTACGAGTAGAGACATACTGGATACGATGCTTCTCGTACTCGTACTCTACATCCCGACTATCTAAGTCTTCAGATACACTACGCTCAAAGAGTGATCTGTATAACTGTCTAGACTCGTTAGAAGTCAACGGTTTCAAGGGTCTCTTCTTCTTCTTGACTAAGCGGCGCTTCCTCGGAAGAGGAGATTTGTTCCAATATCGATTCATCATTAGTAGGGGATTCCTTTACAAATCCATCAACCTTCTTGAACCCCATAGTATCAGCACTCGCTCCAGTCCCTTCAACCAGGAGTTTAGTTCTTAATGATGATGAT